CTTTGGTATGCAGATGAATCAACAGGTGCTGAAGATGCTGCAATTACATCTTTAAGTAATCAGGTTCAAATGTTGAACTCTGGCGATTTAGCTGCTGGCTCTGTGCTTGGCATCCCTGTTCCTCCTGCTGCGAGCAAGTTTATGTACTTGGTCACAGGTGCGGCAACTAATGCAGACTACACCGCAGGCAAAATCCTCATCGAGTTTTATGGGTATAACGCTTAATATTTAGCAATCTGGTTGGGGCGGTAACGCCCCTATCTCTATTTAGGGGTAATGTATGGCTGATGCGGTAGCAACTCAGACAATTCAAGATGATGGCAATACAGCCGTTTTTAGGTTTACTAATGTTAGTGATGGCTCTGGTGAGTCTGCGGTAGCTAAAATTGACGTTTCTGCTTTAGCGGTAGATCCAATGACTAGCGCAGCGTGTACTTCCGTTTCTATTCAAAGCATTTATTACAGTACTGTAGGCATGGGCGTTAAGATATTCTTCAACGCAAGTACTAATGTATTGGCTTGGCAGTTAAATGCCGATTGGTCTGACACGTTAGACTTTTCAGATTTTACTGGCATTCCTAACAATGCAGGCAGTGGCAAGAATGGCGACATTCTTTTCACAACAGTAGCTCACAGTTCTGGTGATGTTTACAACATAGTTATGAAGGTTCGTAAGCACTTCTAGAGTTAATTATGGCTAGAAACTATAAAGAAGAGTACAAAAGCTTTCACTCCAAGCCGGAGCAAAAGAAGCGTAGAGCGGGTAGAAATGCCGCTCGACGCACAGCCGAGGCCAAAGGTGCGGTTAAGAAGGGCGACAAAAAAGACGTTCACCACAAGGACGGAAACCCACTTAACAACAAGCCAAAAAACCTTCGTGTAGAATCTAGATCAAAAAATAGGGCTAGAAAATAATGGCTGAAAAAAAGAAGTCTACGGTAAACAAGGCTGGCAATTACACAAAGCCAACCTTGCGTAAAAAACTGTTTAGTCAAATCAAAGCTAGTGGTAAAGGCGGCAGCCCTGGTCAATGGTCGGCTAGAAAGGCTCAAATGCTTGCTAAGAGATACAAAGAAGCTGGCGGCGGGTATAAAGACTAATGGCATTAAAGAAGTCCCAGAAATCTTTAAAGAAGTGGACTAAGCAGGAGTGGAGCACTAAGAGCGGCAAGCCTAGTACTCAAGGCTCTAAGGCTACTGGGGAGCGTTATTTACCTAAGAAAGCTATAAAGTCACTGTCAGATAAAGAATATGCGGCTACGACAAAGAAGAAACGTGCTGACAAAAAGAAAGGCAAGCAGCATAGTTCGCAGCCAAAGAAGATTGCAAAGAAGACTGCAAGGCATAGAAAATGAGCTTAACTGACGCAGAAAAGAATAGATTAAAAAAGGTTGGTTTAACCGGATTAAACAAGCCTAAAAGAACGCCAAGCCACGCCACTAAGAAAGCTGTAGTAGCCGTCAGGGATGGTGGCAAGATGAAGTTGATTCGCTTTGGTGATCAGAAGATGGGTCATAACTATAGCGCAGAGGCTCGCAAGAGCTTCAAGGCTCGTCATGGCAAAAACATCGCCAAAGGCAAGACTTCTGCGGCATACTGGGCGAATAAAGAGTTTTGGAGTGGTAAGGGTGGCAGCACTAAAAGCCCCCCTAAGTCGCAAAAGCAGAAGTTTGGGAGAGACTAATGCCTATCAGTAGAGCGCAAGAGTCTAAACAAATAAAAGATGCTCCCGCTAAAAAGAAACGGGTTAGCAAAAAAAAGCAGAAAGCTAGGAGGCCGTAATGGGTTTAAAATTATCGGATGTATCGCCAGTTGCTTCGCTGATAGAAGGCGAAGGTATAATGGATTACGCAGGGATTCTTCCTGCTTATCTCTCTAAAAGAAGAAAAGATAAAAAGGCTGATAAGGCTGCAAGCAGACTTGCTGGTGAAGAAGCAGAAAAGGATCGCCTAAATAAAGTCATGTCTGGTTCAACAGCACCTAGTTCAACAGCGATGCGTAATGGCGGCGTTACTAGATCTAGACCGATTGATGGTAAAGCTGTTCGGGGTAAGACAAGAGGTCGAAAGATCTAGATGGCTACTAGCGGTACATTTGACTTCACACTAGATCTTTCTGACGCAATGGAAGAGGCTTTTGAACGAGCCGGTCTAGAGCTTCGTAGTGGGTATGATTATAAGACTGCTCGTCGTAGCTTGAACTTGATGATGCTTGAATGGCAGAACCGTGGGCTAAATTTATGGTCTGTAGAGTTTGCTACTCAAGCACTTACTGCTGGAACAACAGCTTACACGTTGCCAGCAAATGTCCTTGATATTGTTGAGGCCTTTATAAGAACTGAGTCCGGCAGTGTTACGGGTCAGTTTGACCAGTCGATGACTAGAATCTCTGTAAGCCAATACTCAAATCTTTCAAACAAATTAACTCAAAGCAAGCCTCTACAATATTATGTAGAACGCAATGTTGGCGATATTACGGTTAACCTTTGGCCCTCTCCTGATAGCCAAGACACCTACACGTTTGGTTACTACTACATGCAGCGTGTTGAGGATGCTGGTAACTCAGCTTCAAACAATATTGACGTTCCTGCTAGGTTTCTTCCTTGTTTAGTTGCAGGACTTTCTTATCAGCTTAGTATGAAATACCCAGCAGCAAGCGCGAGATCCGTTGCACTAAAGTCAGACTACGAAGAGCAGTGGACACTTGCCTCTGATTCAGACAGAAACAAGGCATCTCTTTATGTCTCTCCTGGTGGGTACTCGTTTTGAGCGCCTTTACTCGCGGCAAATATGCTTTTGGGTTCTGTGATAAGACGGGCTTTCGCTATCCGTTAAAAGACCTTGTTCCTGAGATTGTTAATCAAAGACCTACAGGGTTTTTGGTTGGTCGTGATGTGGTTGACCCAGACCAGCCTCAGTTGCAGCTAGGCAAGATATTAGTTGATGACCCTAGATCGTTAAGGAATCCTCGTCCAGATAGGGCTGAAGACGCTAGTAGAGCTTTGTTTTCTTTTGATCCGGTGGGGCAGATAGGGCTTGGAATGACGAGTAGTATAGGCTTTGTTGGGGTTATATTGGAATCATAATGGCATTTACTTTTACGACATTAAAGACGGCAATTCAGGATTACCTTGAGACCAACGAGTCAACCTTTGTTGCTCAGTTGCCAACTATAATTACTCAAGCTGAAGAAAGAATACTAAAGGCTGTTCAACTACCGGACTTTAGGAAGAACGCTACAGGAACTATGACAGGGTCAAATCAATACCTAGCGGTTCCTTCTGACTTCTTGGCTACATATTCTTTGTCTGTTGATAACAGTGGTTATGAGTTCTTGATCCGAAAAGACGTTAACTTCATTAGGGAAGCTTACCCTTCGTCGGCTACGACAGGAGTTCCAAAGCATTACGCGCTGTTTAACGAGCAGTCGTTTATTCTTGGGCCAACTCCAAATGCAGATTTTACGGCAGAGCTACATTATTTTTACAAACCACAGTCAATCACTGAGTCGGCTGATGGTACAAGCTGGCTGGGTGACAATGCTGAAAATGCATTGCTTTACGGCTGTTTGGTTGAAGGTTATGGCTTCCTAAAGGGTGAGCCTGACCTTTTGCAGCTTTACTCTGCTAGGTATGATGCCGCTATTGCCGACCTCAAGAAGCTTGGTGAAGGCTACAACACCACTGACAGCTATAGGTCTGGCGCTGTAAGGACTGGAAGATAACAGTGATTTCTTCGCCGGTCATGGAAGTAGGTAGCGTATTAGTAACGACCACAACTAATAAAGGGCATGACCCTGAGTTTTGGGCGCAAACAATAGCTGACAGAGTTGTAAGCGTTGGTGGTAATTGCCATCCTGCTATTGCTCAACAGGCTGAAGAGTTTAAGGACGCGGTTAAAGCTACGGCGTTGCACTATATTAAAGAAGCAATTAAAAGCGATAGGACTACACTTACCGCTGAATTTGAACGTCAAGGCCATAAAGACATGGCTGATATAATTAGGAGGCTATAATGGCTATTAGCACTGCAATGTGTACTTCGTTTAAGGTTGAGATATTGAAGGGTGTTCATAATTTCACCGCTGCGGGAGATCAGTATAAACTTGCGCTGTACACAAGCTCCGCAACATTAGGTGCAGCTACAACTGCGTATGCGTCTACTAATGAGGCCAGTGGTACAAACTACACAGCAAAGGGTGCGTTCTTAACGTCTATAACCCCAGTGGCTAGTGGTACAACTGCTCTTGCTGACTTTGCAGACCTTACATTTTCAAATGTAACAATCACTGCAAATGGGGCGTTGATTTACGGTGAGGCTTTATCTGGCGATCCTAGTGTATGTTCTTTAGCTTTTGGCGGAGATAAGACTTCTACCGCTGGCGACTTTACTATCCAGTTTCCTACCGCTGACGCATCCAACGCGATCATTCGCATCGCATAGGGCATAACGTGTGGCAGCTATTAGCGGATGGGGCAGAGGTAATTGGGGCGAAGCTGGATGGGGCGAAACAATCCCAGTCACTGTCACGGGTGTCGCAGGCACTTCGGGTGTCGGATCTGTCACGGTTTCGGCGGCGGCTGATGTTACCCCTACAGGCGTTGTCGGTACGGGCGCGGTCACTACAGTCACGGTTGATGCCGAAGCAAATGTTACCGTCACGGGAGTTGTTGGCACAGGCGCGATTACTACCGTCACTGTGGATGCGGAAGCCGATGTTCCTGTTACTGGTGTGGCGGGAACGGGTGCAATTGGCACAGTCATTCCCGTATCAAACAACAATCTTGATGTCACAGGTCTTCAAGGAACTATGGGAGTCGGTACGGTATCGACTACAGCCGATGCCAACGTTGACGTTATTGGCGTTAGTGGTACTGGCGCAAGCGGCCCAACAAATGTATGGAGCCTTATCGACACAGGTCAAACGCCTAACTGGGCATCTATATCAACAAGTCAAGACCCTAATTGGGAAGAGGTAGCTTAAATGGCAACTTACGTTAATGATTTACGCTTAAAAGAGATTGCCACGGGCGATGAAGCGGGTACCTGGGGAACCAGTACAAACACAAACCTAGAGCTAATAGGTGAAGCTATGGGTGTCGGTGCAGAGGCTGTAGCTGACGCTAGTACGCATACCATCACAATGGCAGACGGCGCGACTGACCAGTTTCGCTCTACGTTCTTACGTCTTACAGGTGGTGGTCAGGCTTGTGCAGTAACGCTGGCTCCCAACACGCTATCTCACACTTGGATCATGCGTAACGAAACCGCTGCCGCTTTGACGCTTACGCAAGGCTCTGGTGCAAACGTA